ATATACTCAGAAGAAGTATATTGACTGCCACGGTCGCTGTGAAGAATAACATTATTGGGATAGTTCTGATTTTGCCATGCTTTTGTGAGCGCGGAAATAACAAGAGAACGATCCATGTTTCTTCCATAACTGTAACCGACGATTTTTCTTGTACAGACATCCAAAACGCTTGCAAGATAAGTCCAGCCATTTTTTACAGTGTGGATATATGTAATGTCTGAAAGCCATATCTGATTTGGTTTTTGAGCGGAAAAATTTTGATTGACCAGATTTTTAAGTTCAGAATGTTCATTTTGCTTATTGCGGTAATTTTTGAATTTTCTGATAGTTACAGATCTGATACCAAGCTGTTTCATAAGTCTTGAAACACGGTTTACACTTAATTTCGGATAACCGTCATCTCGCAATATACGGGTGATTTTTATGCAGCCGTATACTTTTCGATTATCACAGTAAACCTTGAATATTTTTGACTTAAGAATATTGTTTTCTATTTCACGGCTAGATGCTTTATGATTTAAAATGCTGTAATATGTGCTTCTGGC